CCATTGCACGTGATGGAGATGAGCGAGACATAAAGGTCCACTCTGAACCATACGACCCGTCGATTGCAGAAGAAGCACTGAACTGGCTATCTGCAATCAAGGAATCAACCGAAGCTCCTGAGCCGGAACGTGATGAGAACTATTGTAAACATTACTGCAAGTACTACGACGCTAGTGGGGAACTTGGCTGCGTAGGACTTAAAAAAAAAGATGGCAAAGTAGTTGAGGAAAATTTAATAGCGGATCCAGATGCGGATAAGGCGGCCTTGCTTTATCTGCAACTGGGTCAGCAAATTAAAGAACTGGAAGAGAAGCAAGAGGGTTTAAAAGATTCACTTGCGGGTCTACTTGGAGTGACCCAATCAGGTCTAGCAATTAACTGGACCACTGTTGCAGGACGTAAGACTGTAGATACCAAAGCTCTTGAGTTAAGTGGGATAGAGATACCATACAAAGAGGGCAAGGAATCACAGAGATTATCAATCAAACAAACTGGAGGAAACTAAATGGCTGCAGGCCAGGACACAGGATTACAGGTTAACTATAAGTTAGCCAACGGAACATTGATTAATGTTTATGCAAAAGATGCAGATGAACTAGAGGGTCACCTTATTGCTCTTGCTGATAAGGCAACCATTATTACTGCAACAGCAGCAGCGCTAGGCGCTGACACATCACCATCAGCTAACCTTGCTAATGCAAAGGTGCAACTAGGTGCTACCGAAATTTCTAGCGATAAGGTATGTAAGCACGGATCGATGTCATACAAAGAAGGCGTAAGCGCTAAGGGTCCTTGGAAGGGCTGGATGTGTGCTGCACCAAAAGGTGCAAAAGACAAGTGCCAAACTATCTGGGTTCGATAACCTATGCGTGGGCCCTGGTGGTATGAGGAGCCCGCTTGTGCTGAAGTAGGAAGTGACTTCTGGTTTCCAGATAAGGCAGAAGATTCACGAGAGATACAAATGGCTAAACGTCTATGTCATTCGTGCACCCATAAACAGGAATGTTTAGAGTGGGGAATTAATAACGAGATGTTTGGTATCTGGGGTGGTCTAACCTCGAAAGAACGTCAACGTATTAGAGTAAAGAGAAAGAGGCAAAGTGCTTAGTTTAACTAGGGCTTGGAGTGGTGCTAATACCAAAGCAACACCTCTGCCTGATGTTTGGAAAGCACTTAAAGAGAAGTCAATACGCTTCAGACGTGGACAAGTCTGTATGGTGGCAGCTGCTCCCAATGCAGGTAAGTCTATGTTCGCTCTTGTCTATGCAATACAAGCAGCTAGACCAACCCTATTCTTCTCTGCAGATACGGACATAACGACGGTGATGATCCGTGCAGCAGCACATATATCAGGTCACTCACAAGTGACAGTTGAAACTAATCTTAATAATAGTAGTAGATACTATGACGAATACTTCGAGAAGATTAAACACATCCAGTGGGTATTCGATTCATCTCCATCACTAGATGATATTGAGTTAGAGGTCAAGGCATACATAGAACTCTATGGAGTTGCTCCTGAATTAATAGTAGTAGATAACCTAATGAATGTTGCAGCTGAGACTGACAACGAATGGGCCGGACTTCGTGCAATTATGATGGAGTTGCACGATATGGCTCGTAGTACAGAGGCTTGCGTCTTAGTGCTACACCACGTATCAGAGGCAAGTGAGTATGGTAATGGCACAGAACCTGCTGCACGCAGGGCTATTCAAGGTAAGGTGTCGCAGTTACCTGCGTTAATTCTTACGTTAGGCTATGACCCTATGGGTAAGATACTTAAAGTTGCATCAGTTAAGAACCGCTTCGGTCCACATCAGGCTGATGGTAGAGACTATACGCAACTAGATACTAACTACGCAGCTTGCCAGATTACAGATATGAATTTAAACAATCACATATTTAAGCAGTTCGATCAAGGGGCTTTATATCAATGAACACCAACCTAGTTATTCTGCCTACTAGAAGTAGACCAGATAATGCAGAGCGTTGCATCAACGCTTTAAAAGAACATAGCGTAATGTCAGATTTTGTTATTGCTATTGATGATGACCAATCAGATTTATACCCACGCTTAGATGGTGTTACCTATGAGGTAAACCCACGCTTGCGTATGAATGGCACACTGAACCTAGTTGCTAATAAGTATGCAGATAAGTATGAGACTATCTTCTTTTTAGGTGATGACCACTTAGTGCAGACACCTAGTTGGGATGAGTATTTAACTAAGGCTATTGCACATAAGGGTTATGGTCTTGCTTACGGCAATGACCTACTACAGAAGCATCAGTTAGCTACAGCAGTAATGATGTCTACTAACATCATCAAGGCAGTAGGTTATATGGCACCGCCTAAGTTGGTGCATCTATATATGGATAACTACTGGATGATTCTTGGTCAACGTCTTGGTACCTTGTGGTATTTCGATAACGTAATCATTGAACACCTACATCCTGTAGCCGGTAAAGTTGAATGGGATGAGCAGTATCGTGAAGCAAACTCTAACGAGGTGGCTAATGCAGATCGTATGGAGTTGCACCGCTATATGGAAGAAGATTTTGCTGGTGAACTAGAGAAGATTACTACAGCACTCGGACTATGAAACAAGTAATCTCTTATTCACTTTACGGTAGCGAGATGCGCTTCTTAGTTGGCGCTATCAAGAACGCAGAGTTGGCACAGAGATTCTTTCCTGGCTTTACATCTAGGTATTACTATGGCAAGAGCGTACCTAGATGGGTGCTATCTACCTTGCTTACCTTTCCAGATGTAGAGTTAGTTAGAGTGGATGATGTAGAAAATAGTATCTCTAGGACGTGGCGCTTTATGGCGTGCATAGATACAGATGTAGATGTGGTGCTATCTAGGGATGTAGATTCAAGGTTATCTATTCGTGAAGCTGAGGCACATCAAGAGTTTATGGATAGTAACTTTAACTTCCATATCATTAGAGATCATCCTGCTGGTCATAACTACGTTATCAGTGCCGGTATGTTTGCTATGAAAACACAGGCCTATGGAAACCTAATGCACAAGAAGTTATTAGATTATGATTTTAGAGATGAATATATGGCAGACCAAAACTTTTTAGCTAGAGAGATATATCCACACGTTAAGAATGATTGCTTGGTTCACGATGAGTATTACAGTATTCAACTAGAACCACCAAGTGAGAAGCGCATTATTAAACGCAAGCGTCTATCTACGCTATGCCATATTGGTTGCGCTGTAGATGAGAATGATGTCTATGTCTATTACAGCGATAGAGATATGGCAATACAAGAGACAGGACACGTAACGTATATGTATGACTGGGGGAATGATGGACGTACTGATAACCGGTAGTGAAGGATTTGTTGGTAAATACTTTAGAGATAACTTTGATGGTCATAATGTAACTGGTATTGATATTAAGACAGGTACAGATTGCCGTGACTTCTTTAAGCGTGAAGATAAGCAGTATGATCTAGTTATCCACTTAGCTGCTATTGTAGGTGGACGTGAGTCTATTGAAGGTAGACCAATGGCGGTAGCCGATAATTTATCTATTGACTCTGAGTTCTTTCAATGGTGCTTAAAGACTAACCCAAAAAAGATTGTTTACTTCTCATCATCAGCTGCGTATCCAGTAGACCTGCAACGCAACGACCCTTACTATCGTCTAACAGAATCAGATATTTCTTTTGATTGGTTAGATATGCCCGATATGACCTACGGTTGGAGCAAATTAACAGGTGAATTTCTTGCCCAGTTTGTACCAAATGTCCATATTTTTAGGCCTTTTTCGGGCTATGGATGGGATCAAGACCTGACCTATCCGTTCCCAATGTATGTCAAGCGTGCTATAAATATGCATAATCCATTTGAAGTGTGGGGTCCAGGCACACAGACTAGAGACTTTATCCATATGTCTGATGTGGTTGAAGCTGTAATGGTTGCAGTTGAGAATGACATTCAAGGTGCAACTAACTTAGGTACTGGTCGTTCAACATCATTCGTTGAACTAGCGCAGATGTGTATGAAAGAAGTTGGATACGAAGGAGAGATTGTGACACGACCTGATAAGCCTGTCGGTTGTATGCACAGAGTATCTACACACCAAAGATAACACTAGAAGAAGGAATAGCAGAGGCGGTTGACTTACTAGGATGAAGCACGAAACGGAATTGAACTATGTCAAGAATAAAATTAAAAAGTTGGAAGATGATTTTGCTGGTTTCGCTAGTCTACTTATCGAGTCCGGTGTTGTGGAAGTGGAAGAACAGAATGGTGTCTTACATTACAAGGTTAACAAAGTCAAACTAAAAGAGGAATCTAATGGCAAAGAAAAAGAATGATGATGTAGAGTTTCAGTTTAATGAAGAATATATCAGACGCTTTCAGGCTATGCAAGAAGAACGCATCAAAGCGGAGCACGCTAACGATGAGGACAAAGTTCGCAGAATACAAGAAGAAGCAAATGCTAAAGCTCAGTTAAAAT